CACTGCCAGAGCCCAATGTCCTGCAGAACCTCTTAAAGCACGTTGGCCCTCACATCGGCGGTGTTGGTGGCTCAGTCCTTACACCACCTCAAACCTTTGATAGCGCTGCTACAGGCAAGATTGAGCATATCTACACTGAACCAAACCTGCAGTGGGGGCTTATCAAGAAGACACAGGAAGTCGAGCACTTGCACTGCACCTTTTTATACCGTGCAGGTGTTTACGACTACAACCTTGCCCTCTCACGGGTCGCGCATCGAGAAGAGACGCTATTTACTTACGGCCTACACAAAAAGGGCTACAAGTTACTGGTTGTGCCTCATGCTGTCACTTGGCACTTGAAGGCCCCATCGGGCGGTATTCGGATGGAAAACAGGCAAGAACTGTTTGCTCATGACGAGCAGATCTTTCGCAATACCATGGCCTTCAGAGATCAGACCATCGTAGTACTTAATAGCGGCATGGGCGATCACATCGTCTTTTCGCATGTCCTGCCGCACATTAAAAATCCGATCGTCTTTGGTTGCTATCCTGAGATAGTGCCGTCAAAATCCATCGCTGAAGCTCAAAGTCTTTTCGGCGACATTGAGATGTTTAACATTTACGGCAAGATGCACCGCTGGCAGTGGAAGTCAAGCCTTGAAGACGCCTATCGGAAAATGTACTTATGATTCTGATCGCGCCATTTGCCAAGCAATTACGCAACGGCAAAGAGAATCCCAAGAACTATCCCTACTGGGAAGCGTTAATTCGCCTGATTGACGAGCCAATTATTCAAGTTGGGGTCGAAGGCGAGAGGCAACTGGTAGCAGACTTTCGCAAGAATCTCCCTCTCACTGAAGTGCGCAAACTCATCCGGCAGTGCAAGACTTGGATTTCTTGCGATTCATTTCTTCAACACCTGGGATGGGATGAGGGAAAGCCAGGGGTTGTCTTGTGGTCTGTATCCGACCCACTGATTTTCGGGCATCCTGAGAACATCAACCTTCTGAAAGACCGTTCCTTACTGGCTCCTAATCAGTTTTTATGGTGGGAGCATACCGAACACGACCCGAGCAAATTTGTTTCACCCCAAACGGTAATAAACGCGCTAAAATTATTTAATCAAGAATTGGTATCAGGGTGACATCATGGCCGCACCGAATTACACGCCAATCCAGCTTTATCGGACCAATACAGCCTCAACCACAGCACCCGCTGCTGGCAACTTAAACGCAGGTGAGCTCGCTATCAATTACCACGACAGTGGTATGGCGCTCTATGCAAAGAACTCATCAGGGGCCGTCAAAAAGCTCATCAACAATCCTGCGGGCCTGACTTACCCGGCTGCTGACGGCTCGGCATATCAAGCCGTTCAAACGGATGGCTCTGGAACCCTATCATTTGCGCCATCGGCATCATCGGTTCTAACGGCTCAAGGCGACTTGCTTTACGCCTCTGGGGCTAACACCTTAGCCAGGCTTGCCAAGAGCACTACGGCCACGCGTTACCTCTCTAATACGGGTTCCAATAACAATCCAGCCTGGGCGCAAATTGATTTAACGAACGGCGTCACAGGCACCTTACCCATCGGTAGCGGCGGCACAGGTGTTAGTGCTGCTGCAAGTAACGGCCAGCTACTGATCGGTAATGGCTCAGGCTTTACCCTGGCCAATATCACGGTTAGCCCACCGCTAAGCATTTCCAATACGGCAGGAGGCATTGCACTTACTGCCTCTGGTCTTGGCACTGGCGACGTAATCGGACCAACAAGCGCTACTGATAACGCAGTCGTAAGATTTGATTTGACCACCGGGAAAATCATTCAGAATTCCACGGCAACGCTCAGTGATGCAGGCGTTTTAGCACTTGCAGGCACCGCAAATACATTAACCATCGGCGGATCTGCCACCGGCAGCCCTACGGCCATATCGGCGACTGGCTCTGATACAAACATTGAAGTAAAGATCACAGGCAAGGGCGCTCTTGGCGGCGTCTCCCTTGGAACGGCTAGCGGAACAGCCCTTTTTGCCTATACGTTTGGTACGGCGGTTAATTACTTTCAGGCTGTAGGATCTTCAACAGGCTCAAGCCCGTTGTTTTATGCCGCAGGGTCAGATACCAACGTATCCATGACTTTCGGCACTCAAGGAACAGGCATTTTTGATTTCTTTACCAACTCTACGGATAGACAACTTCGCGTAGCGCATACAGCAAATGCTTATAACTACGTTGAGATTACTGGTGGCAACTCATCTGATGCACGAGCCAAGATCAGTGCTCAAGGTTCGGATACCAATGTAAATATCCAATACTCATCAAAGAACAGCGGATTTCATAACTTTTTAACTGGTGGTGGCGAGCAGTTTCGGATTGCCAATCTTGCTTCAGCAGTCAATTATTTGCAGGCCAGGGGCAACGTAACTGGTAGTGGTCCTCAATTAATGGTCGGCGGTTCCGACACGGATATTGATCTTTTGCTCACGCCAAAAAATGCAGGCAAGGTATCTTTTGGAAGTTACATAGGGTCTGTCTTATCGATTGCGGGTTACATAGAGATTAAAGACTCTAGCGGCAACCTTCGCAAGCTTGCTGTTGTAGCGTAAAGGAATTGATGATGGTATTCACATGGAAGATTGAGGCCCTTAAGGTGGCACAAAGCCCTGGCCCAAATACGGTCACATTAAGTAACTTTACAGTTCATGGCAAAGAAGATGACCTTACAGCATCCGTAAATTATTCGGTTGTTTTGAAGCCTGCCGACTTAAATAATTTCTTGCCATACGATCAATTAACGCATGATCAGGCTATTGCCTGGACCAAAGAGGCTCTTGAGTCAGAAAGGGTTCTTGCTATTGAGCAAGAAGTGCAGGCTCAAATAGACGGGCAAAAAGTTCCGGTTGCCGTTAAGGCGACCCTTCCTTGGAGTTGAGTGTTGAACAATCAAGTTGTCAATCTTGAATTGACCCTTAATGAGGTCAACAGCATTTTGAATGCTTTGGGTGCTATGCCTTACGTTCAAGTAGTCGTATTGATTGACAAGCTTAAGACTCAGGTTGTGCCACAAGTTTCGCAGCAAGAAACGCGAGGCTGACATAATGCTTACCTTGATTTGTACCGCAATGTATCAATGACAGACTGTTTAATGAATTATGGACTCAATTGAGACGAGACATGCCGTGCTAGAAGCCAGGATGAGTGCTCATGAAAAGGAGTGCGCCAGCCGATATGAAGCAATCACTGCGCAGCTTGATAAAGGCGATAAGCGCATGACCAAGATTGAGTATTGGATCATTGCGGTGTTTGCTGCAGTGCTGCTCGGCCCTGGTGCTGCGGCTGAGTTTGTTAAAAAGCTACTTGGCATATGAACTGGTCAGACGTACTCAAAGCAGTTATCCCTGTCATTGTGGCCTCGCTCGCTTGGCTGCTCGGGCAGGTCGCTGACTTCTCCACACGTCTCACTAAGATCGAAGGTGCTATGCCTGCTTTGATTACCAAAGAGGGTGTTCCGACTGATTCACCAATCAGTGCTGAAAAGAGAGCGATACAGAAAGAGCAGTTGATGCAGTATATCAACGAACTTCAAGTCAAAGTGCGTTTGCTTGAAGAGCGTGAAAAGATGGGGAAACGATAATGCTTGACATCATTGGCGGTGGTCTATTCGGTACGATCTTCGGCGGTTTGTTTCGACTTGCGCCGGAGGTCTTAAAGTTCTTGGACCGCAAGAACGAGCGCCAGCATGAGCTGTCCATGTTTAACCGTCAATGTGAACTTGAGCAATTACGCGGCCAACAGAAACTAGCCGAAATCGGAGCCGAGCGTGACAAAGCAATTGATACTGGTGTCATGGCTGCATTTGAAGCAGCCATCAACTCACAGACCGAGATGGCTAAGGCTGCCGGTGGCTGGGTGGCGTCGCTTTCGGCTTCAGTACGGCCGGTAGTTACGTATTGGATTTTGGCCATCTGGTCTGCTTCGCATATTTGGTTCGCGATTCTTGCTTCGCATGAGGGGCTCCCTGTGCAGGATGTGTTCAAGATGATCATGTCGCCTGACTTTGCGGCTCTTGTTTCGGGCACGTTTAATTATTGGTTTCTTGACCGCACCTTGAAGACTCGAGGCCTTGCATGAAACTTGACCTTGCGGCTGAGCTTTGCCGACGCTTTGAGGGGTTTTCCGCCCGGCCTTATCTCTGCCCGGCAGGGGTGTGGACCATTGGATACGGGTCAACGTATTATCAAAGCGGCGACCGTGTTACAAAAGATGATCCGCCGATAACTCGCGAGTATGCCGAGCAGCTCCTCATGCATGAGCTGGTGAATACCTACGCACCGGGGGTGGTAAGGCTCTGCCCGATACTGTTAACTTTAGCGATTGAGAAAAAAGATTGGAAAAAACTAAACGCTGTCGTAGATTTCTGCTATAATCTAGGGGTAGGGCGCTTACAGACCTCCACTTTGAGGCGTAAAATAAACGCTCAAGACTGGGAAGGTGCAAAAGAGCAGCTCATGCTCTGGGTGCGCGGAGGGGGTAAGGTCCTGCGCGGTCTCGTTATCAGGCGTCAGGCCGAATGCAACTTGATGGGGTGATGAGTTATGAAAGAGGTATGGGAAAAACCACGGCCTAAATCACTCGGCAAATCTAAATCTTTAAGCCCGAATCAGAAACGAGCAGCCTTTTGCCAAACGCACCGGAACCAAATACCCTTCGTTGGTAGCCAATATGGCCGGTGCTAAGGCTAAAAGGAGCTGGTGATGACCGTTGCCTATGCAATGACCTATGATAGTCTGGTGCTTGACATCCAGCAATATCTGGAGCGCACAGACGATGCCACCCTTGAGCGCATTCCGACGTTTATCGGTTTGGCTGAGCAGGTCATCGCGAGTCAGACTAAGTTTCTTGGAAACCTCACCGTTCAGTCTAACACGCTGACGGCCGCCAACCCTATTATTGACAAACCGGCTCGCTGGCACAAGACCGTTTCTATGAACATTACCGTAGCGGGCAAACGTTATCCGGTTCTGTTGAGAAAGTACGAGTACCTGCGTGAATACTGGCCTGACCCTACTCAGACGGGTGTTCCAAAGTTTTATTGTGACTACGACTACACGCATTGGTTCATTGCCCCAACGCCAACGCTTGCCTACAACTTTGAGGTCTTGTACTACGAGCGTGTCCAGCCGCTGAGTTCAGCTAATCAAACGAACTGGTTTACGGTATACGCACCCCAAGCACTCTTGTATGGCTCGCTCTTGCAAGCAATGCCCTTCCTTAAAAACGACGAGCGCACTCCGTTATGGCAGGCTCAGTACGACGCCATCATTCAAACCCTCATGGCTGAAGACAAGCTGCGTATCGCAGATCGTCAGGCCATTGCCGCGGATAGTTAATCATGAGCTATGTAAGCCCCTTCACAGGCGACGTTGTACAGCCGACGGACGTTTCCTACGAGCAAATATCGCTGACAGGCAACTTACAGCTTGTTTGGCCTATTAATGGCAACCTGAGCACCGAAACACCGGCAGCACGCATCATGGACGTTACGTCCTCGGGTGCGTATGAACTTCGTATGCCACCTGCTAATCAGGTATCGGTAGGCCAAGACGCTCTTATCCGTAACACGGGTGCCAATACCATCACGGTAAAGACTTACGATGGCAATAGCACGATCATTACGGTTGCTTCAGGCGTTGCCAAATACATCTACCTGACTGACAACAGCAACGTCTATGGCACTTGGGCGAATGTGCAGTTTGGCGCTGGCACCTCGTCAGCAGATGCTGCTACCCTGGCTGGTGCAGGTCTCCTAGCAGTAGGCGCGACCCTCAATCAAAGCCATCCTGTTGCCTCAGTGGTTGCCAATCAGACCTTTGCTGATGGCGATCGTGCAAAGACTTATGTGTGGACAGGCGGTACCGCTACAACCACATTGCCGCTTGCAACAACGGTGGGCAATAACTGGTTCTTTCTGGTTAAAAACAGCGGCTCAGGCACCCTAACGGTTAGTGGCAATTCAGGCGAACTGATTGATGGCGCCTCAACGAAAGACTTCAATCCCAATGAGTCGGCCTTTATTGTCTGCACGGGCACGACCTTTGTGACGGTTGGCTTTGGTGTCAGTACGCAGTTTGAATTCTCAGCACTTACCAAAACTGTCACAACAGGCACTTACACGCTGACTGCTAATGAAGCTTCCAATACGATCCAGATCTACAACGGCACCTTGACGGGTAATGTGACAATCATTGTTCCGCCGATCGTTAATCTGTATGTGATTAGTAACCAGTGCTCTGCAGGTATCTTTACTTTAACGGTGTCTACAGGTATCTCTGGCGGGGCTACAGCAACCGTTCCAGCCTCAGGACAAGCAACCCTAATCTGTGATGGTACGAACCTCTTAAACGCCAATACAGCGATTGCTGGCGGCACGGCTATCAGTTTGGTCAATGGCTCTGCTGCAAGTCCCTCACTGAACTTTGCAAGCGAAACAAATACAGGCATTTATCGACCTGGCTCAAGTCGATTTGGCATTTCAGTGGGTGGCAGTCTTATTGCTGAGGTCAATACTTCAGGACTTGCAGTCACTGGAACAGGCAACTTTACAGGTGGCGTTTCTGGGGGCACGTTTTGACAAAAAAGGTCTTTACCCTCGACACCCGTCCTGGCATTCAGCGGGATGGGACGCTCTTTGATAAAGAGTATTACACCGATGGGCGCTGGGTGCGATTCCAGAAGTTTGGTGGTGAACTGGCTCGGCCAAGAAAGATGGGCGGTTATCGAGAAATTGCCAACAATCTTGCCGGCCCCTCTCGAGGGGTTTTTGTTGTTGTACGAAGCCTTTATAATAACGTCTACAGCGGCTATTCAGACGGCTTACAGGTCGTGCCCATTAACAATAATGGTGTCGGCGCTGGCGTTACGGATTTCAGCTTTGCAGGCCCTGTCACAACGGTAAGTATTACCACGGCAGGTAGCGGTTATACCAACGGCTCATATACCAATGTGCCCTTGACTTACAGCACTTCAGGAACTGGCAGTGGCGCAAGAGCTAGCGTGACAGTTTCAGGTGGTGCAGTAACTGCCGTTACCCTGACAGGTGGCGGTGTACGTTATGTGCCCGGTGAGTTTTTAACGATTGCCAACACTTACCTCGGTGGTGCTGGCTCTGGTGTTTTGTTACAGATCTCAGCAATTGATTCGCCATTTACCGCCTCAGCTAACAACTCATGGCAGTTTGATACGTTTACTGATTCGGTTGATCAAAACACGAATCTATTGCTTGCACATCCTTCGCAAGACCTACAAGATATTGACAATGAAACCAACACACGATTGCTGTGTGGGCCATTGTCAGGCTCAGTCTTATGGGCTGCTGGCTTATTCGCGGTGGATAGTTGTGTGCTTAACAGCACAACAACAGTCACTTTGGCCGCCATTAATACCAAGATTGCTGCCGGCCAAGTCGTTAAAGGTCCTGGCATTCCTGCTGGCACAACCGTTGTATCTATCGTCTCAACGACAGTGACTCTCAGCCAGGCGGCAACGATCTCAGCCACAACAACACTGACCTTTGATAATGAAGTCTCTATTTCAGGCGGTGTCGTTGCATTACATCCTTATGTGTTTGTTTACGGCAATGACGGCCTGATCTGGAACTGCTCAGCAGGTGATATTGATGATTGGGTATCGGCTGATGCCAATCGGGTCAATGCGGCCACAGGAAAGATCCTACAAGGCCTTCCGGTGCGTGGTGGCTCCAATTCACCGTCAGGCTTATTCTGGTCTCTTGACAGCCTTATTAGGGTGTCTTATGCACCTCAGACTTTAGGCGTAGCGGGAACGCCCAACTTTGCCGCTCCGACCTTTTGGCGTTACGACATCATCACATCGCAGTCGTCTTTCTTATCATCATCGGCAGTCATTGAGTATGACGGTATTTACTTTTGGACGGGCGTTGATCGCTTCCTGCTATATAACGGCGTAACCAAAGAGATTCCTAATTCTTTTAATCAAAATTATTTCTTTGACAACCTGAATTACAGCCAGCGCCAGAAGGTTTGGGCTACGAAGGTTCCACGATATGGCGAGATTTGGTGGTTCTACCCTCGAGGTGATGCCACTGAGTGTACGGATGCTGTGATTTATAACGTCAGGGATAACACCTGGTATGACACCGGAGAAGCCTTGGGAGCACAACGCTCTGCAGGCTACTTCTCGCAGGTCTTTCGCTTTCCCGTGCAAGCAGGCTATGACGTTAATACCGCTGATAGCATCAATACGGTCACGATTACTAATGCAGGCTCGGCTTATACCGATGCCACCTACAGCTATAAAACGCTGACTGGTGGAACTGGCACAGGAGCCACGGCCACTATGGTTGTTATTGGTGGCAAGGTTGTCTCTGTAACG